AGCACGCCGCGTGTCCGATACACATTTTGGACATACGCTGTAAGAACTTGCGACCCAAAAGTAAAAATTCAAAACCCAAATAAGATGCGGACATCTTACTGGGGTTTTGTGTATAAAACCTTTTGAACTACAAGAGTACAGCGTAAGATGTATAACATCTCATCCAGGAAATGATTGTTATGATAATCATCACCCCCATTCGGCCGCCGAATGGTATTCCACCACGAATTTCGTGGTCCTTACGACATTTTAAAGACTGTCGTCTAATATATATATGTACAATAAATAAAATATAAATAAATATAAAGCAAGAATACATAAAATGTATAATCGAACCCATTGATTATACCTAACTTGCTGTTGGATTTGAATAACTATAATATACAGGGGCACCTACAAATAGACCCAACTGAAAATCTTCAGCAATAGAAATATATTTATATACTCTTTCCGTGCTGACTTCTTCGTTACCAGTTAGATCCAAATTCATTTGATGACCCGACTCTCCAACACTATAATAATCTAATTTACGTGCTGGAGAGAACCTTTGTCCATATGTATAATATGGAGTTTCATATTCCAAACATGGATTTTGAGAAGTAGGTGTTAAATGTGTTCCACCCAAATTCGCTATTCCCGTAGAAAGGATAGCTTCCCTATTCGCACCGACATTAGTAGAAGATACTGCATTGTTATTCTGTGTATTAGTAGCATTCAGATTATTACGAGTAACACTAAACGCACGTGAAGAACCAGGTTGCTTTGATGAATAAAGAAAGGCCTTATGGCGTAATCCACCTCTCCTACACGCATAAGCAGGCGTCAAATAATTGAGTAAAGTGGTATTACAAAATTGGTACGGTGAATTACCAGCATAAGAATTTATAGCCTGATCGGGTGCTTCTGGATCCCAGCCGCGATAAAAAGGGAAATCAGTCATACTTAAATTCATGATTCTTGGCCCTGAACCCACATCAGCAGGAAAAATGGTCCAATGATAATTATATCTTCGTAACATATCCCTAAAACTAACTATACGTTCTCCTTGATAAACTAAATATTGATTATCTAATCCTAAATTAATAGAATCGCCAAAAGTAGCCAATTGAGTAGCATTTAATGGTTCATTAGACATGTCTTCAGATGATGCCATAACCTCTTCACCAGATTGTTCAACGTATGGTGCAATTTCAGATTGATCTTGAAAATAAGATAAAGTTGACAACTTAGTTGGAGAAGGGATTGCAAATGCAATATCATCTCCTCCACTAACCCAAACTTGAATCTTTACAGCAGCAGTTGTAGTGCCAGGTGTAGCCAATTCATTGACTACATACACTGATAATGTACCATTATCCGTATCTGTGCTAACAGCAGGATTTGCCGTATCATAATTAGCAGAAGGAATAGTATTAATCTCCTGACACTGATTCCATGCTTTGACATCTGCCCATTTGACTTCATATTCAAAATCTCTATCTTCAGCAATGTCAATGATAGTAGAATATACAGTATTAAATGGGATAGCGCCACTATCATTGGTACGAGGATTGTAAACCAATCTCAATCTTCCACGATGATATTCGGATGCAATAACATTAAATCTGAATTTGATAGATCCTTGCCAAGCTGCAAATGGTGCAGCAGCAAAGGCAAGAGCAGTTGGATGATATTCAGTGACATGTGCAGCTCCAAGAGTGCGAGTACAAACAGGTTGTACAGTCATGGAAGCAAGAAGCGAATCAGTAACTGCACTTTCTGGCCAAGAAAATTGAAACCAATAAGATGGTCGTTGCGCAATTGCTGAAATTGCAAGTTCATCCTCACCACCAAGACCCATAATTCTCGTATCAATAGAAAGCTCATTCTTAGAGTCAAGAGTAAGCTTGACGAGAGGCTCAGGAGTATCAGTATTACAAATGTTACCAAAATAACGCGGAACATAGTTCCTAGTATCTTCAAGTACTTGTGGACGAGAATAACCAAATAATTTAGCTATTTGCCCAATGCGAGTAGCTACTAATTCAGTAGCTTTCGCATAAGGTGCAATTACAGGTATCATTGACATAGCATTCGCAGCCTTAGCGATTGCGGATGCAGGCTTACTAATAAGTCCATCCTTAACAAATTCATCATTGGACATCGTATTATCTACTTTCTTAGTAGGTTTACTTTTCTTCTTTGAAGCTGCTTGTTCATCGAACGTAGGAAAACCTAACTCATCAAGAAGTCTTT